ATCGCGCCTGAAGGCGAAAGTATCCTTTTGGTCAAACAAATTGCTAAAGACAATGGGCAGTTTGCATGGCCTGCTTATCTTCCTACTCGATACGATGGCAAAGGCGCGTGGTATGGCAATACCGCGTCTTTTATCACGTCACGCTTTAAAGAAGGCAAACCGTCTGCGAGTGCGGGCAACTGCGAGTACGTTGCTTTTCTCGTGCTTGACGACATTGGCACCAAGAGTCTACGTCCGCCCATCGAGCCGACGTGGATAATGGAAACCTCACCGCAGAATTATCAGTGGGGGTACACGTTTGCTTTAGATGATATGCCCACTAAAGGTGAGTTTAGCGCGGCTATTAAGGCAATCGCTGACGCGGGTTATACTGACAGCGGCGCGATTAACCCCGTGCGTAATTTTCGCCTTCCTGCGTCGGTCAATTTGAAGCCTGACCGTGCGGCGTTCAAATCTATCCTTGTGGAGTTTCACCCTGAGCGTGAGTTTACCCTTGCGCAGATATGTGCCGCGCTTGATGTTCACCCGTCTGCGGCTGACACGGCGACAGTGCGCCCGATTGCTATTATCGATACAGGTAATGATGACGTGCTGGAGTGGTTATCTTCTCGTGGCGATATTTTAGAGTCTGCTAACGCTGAGGGTTGGGTGGGCGTTGTTTGCCCAAATCACATTGAGCATACCGATGGTCAGTTGATGGGTAGATACCACCCGCTTAACCGCGCTTACTGTTGCTTTCATGGTCACTGCGTTTCGTGGGACAGCCGTGCATATCTTGCGTGGGTAGCGGAGATGGGCGGACCTAAGCACTCACATGGTCTTCGTGAAGAAATACTTGCAGAGGTTATGCACACAGCGATTGGCAAACTCGAACCCACTGATATGTTCAGCACTGACGCGGCGGCTATCATTGCAGAAGTCGAACAGAAGGAAATCGCGCGGCTTGAAAAGGCGGAGTGGTATCAACGCTTTGCTTACGTCATGTCAGACGATTCCTACTTTGATTTGCAAAACCGTCGTGAATTCTCACGTCAGACGTTCAACGCCGTGTTTCGTCATGTGTCGTGCAAGAGTATTCACTCTGACCGCAAGATAGAAGCCGCCATGAGCTTTGACGAGAATCGTCAGGTGATGGGCGCTAGAGTGCTTGCAGGTATCACCTTTGCCGCTGGTGACTCGGTAATTGCTACGCGTGATGGTGAATTGTATGGCAACCGATGGCGTGACGCTCGTCCAGATTCATCTCGTGGCGGAAATTTGGGTGGCAATATATCCTTGTGGCTTGACCACTGTAAATCGCTTGTTCCAGACGAGCGTGAGCTGGAGCACATTTGGGACTACATGGCGTTTAAGGTGCAGAATCCGCGCGTTAAGATTAACCACGCTATTCTTCACGCCGGCGGTCAAGGTATCGGTAAAGATACGATGTACGCGCCGTTCATTTACGCCGTGTGTGGCCCTCATTTGCGCAATTATTCGCTTATGTCTACTGACACCATTCAGTCCGCGTGGGGCTATCATTTAGAAGCAGAGGTTATTGTCATTAATGAGCTTAAAGAAGCCGACAGCGCCGCGCGTCGGATGCTAGCCAACAAACTCAAGCCTGTTATCGCCGCGCCACCTGAGATGCTATCCGTTAACCGTAAAGGCCTTGCCCCGTATAACCTTGTAAACCGTCTTGCTGTGCTTGCGTTCAGTAATGACCGTGTACCGTTGTCACTCGAATCGGGTGACCGTCGTTGGTTTGCCACTTGGAGTAGCGTTTCGCGTATCTCACCCGCCGCCGCGTCGCGTATCTGGAGCTGGTTTAATGACGGCGGTGGGTATGACCTTATTGCCAACTGGTTGTTCTTGCGTGATGTGTCTGCGTTCAACCCTGCTGCGCCTGCGCCTATGACAGACTTTAAAATGTCACTGGTGCAGAATGGTATGTCTGCGGTTGAGTCGTCGCTTCTTGACATGATTACGCTTCGCATGGGCGAGTTTGCATCCGGTGTGATTGCCTCTCCCTTTCAAGCCATTTGTGAACGCGCTGCTATGTCGTTTGGCAGTAAACAATTTCCACCTGCTGCTTTGTTTCATGCACTCGAAGAAGCCGGTTGGGCGGATATGGGAATGTGCAATTCGCGCTCATCTAAGACTAAAAAGCACGTCTTTTGCGCACCTGAGTTTGCGTACATGAGCAAGTCTGCGCTGCGTGATATGGCAGAGCAAAAACCTGTTGCAAAAGTTGTAGCGATTAAGTAGACTAGTTGCAACAATTCTCTCTAATTGTTAGTTCATGTGTACTTAAAGTGTTCCCCAATTATCGGCTCGGATGATTGGGGAATTTTTTAGCTATCAAGTCGACAGCTTGGAAAGACAAGCACTATGAATAATCAACTTTACGAAGAATTGACAACCTTGGCTGGCAAGAATCCAAACGTGAACCAGATATAAAGGATTGGCGATGTTGGAATCGACCAATCGGGTTGGTTCAAAACGCAAGTAAAATACGGTGTACAACGTATCGAAATGTATAAGTAAGAAAGTTGATTATTGATAGTACGCGCGCAGCGCACCTGTAATGGCCAGACGCTCGGAAATAGGAGACTTGGGATTGGCTGAAAGTACGCCAACGAATACTGAGATTACTATCATTTAGAAAAAATTTTGGCATTTGGTTTCGTGGCAAAATTTTGCAAATCGTTTCGTGGCAGATTTTTGACGTTCATTAGATTTGAAATCCTGTACATCTCCAAATTTGAAAATCCTACCCTTCATATATACGCGTTTCATCACATTCACGCGTGATTTTACGCGCGCGCTTGTCATTGGATAGGGTGTTTTTATAGCCTTTATTGGCTTGCTACAAGCTGATTGAATGCTAGGTAATAGGCTAGTATTGCTAAACTATTTATTGCAGTGTAACGGCTATTAACGCGCGTTAAATGGTAGGCAATAAAAAAAGGCGTTTAAGCCCTTGCAATTGTTTGACGCAATAAAAAACCCGCTTGTTATCGCGGGTTCTTTTGTTTAGTTTTCCAGTAATATCGCAAGCACTGCAAATTTAACTAGAATTAGAAATATAATTATCATCTTTTAACCCCAAAAAATTGAAGTATTGAATGTTGAACTTCTCTAACATCGTTTAAATCGTCATTGCTTAAGCCAAATTCCTCGCAAAATAGCGTTTCGTTTAAATCGCCATAATACCACTCGCAAATTAAACAATTTTCTAGCTGTAAACGTAATTTTAAAGCAACGTTTACGCCGTAAATGTTTTCTATTTTATTAATTGAATTTTTAATGCTATCAATTGTGTTCATTATTGCACCTTATAAATCTAATTGTTTAGCAGCGTGTTTTGCTGCAGTATAAATATGGTCATCATTTAGATAACTGTACAGCGCGCTTGATATAAACGTTGATAACTGCGCCATATAAAGCAAATCAAAAATAAACCGGCGTTCTTTATTAATTCCTAATTCTATCACCTTGTGCGCTTGGACTTGTTCGCGGTTTAACGCGCTAAACGCGTCAAAAATAACTTGATAGTGTTCTTGTTTCATTTTCATAATCTCAATCCCATAATGATGTTAGTTTGAAACGTATCACGGTTAATTTGAATTAAGCTATCACGAAAGCTTAGCATGATGTTTTCGTCTTTATAGCATTCAAGCGCGTTAAGTAAATAGCTAACGTCAATTGCCTGCGTTGCTTTTGTGCCGCTTGAATTAATAAGTGTCACACTTGCAAGCGTATTATCTTGATAGTTAAAATCTAATGTTTTATCAGTAACCGTTAAAATTGCGCCTAACAATTTGGGAGGCAAAAACGGCGTAACATCCTTTATCGCTTGAATTAACGCTTTTCGATTAACGTCAATATCACTATTAATTGTCGTATTGAATACTTTTGAAAAATCTGGATAACGATGTTCAATTAATCGCGTTTCAATAGTCCAGTCTTGACCTGTAAATTTTGCATGTGTTTCTGTCACTGTCATCAAACAAGATGTTTTAATTTTACTTAATATCTGCAGTGCTTCACTTGGAATTAACGCACCAAAATCAGGACCCGTTTCGCCGATAGCGGTATTCATTATCAATTGATGACCATCACTACCAACAATTTGCAATTTATTGTTTTCGCGTTTAAAGTGCATGCCTTTTAAGTAATACCGAATTTCGTTAGGCTTACCCGTCATTTTTAACCATTTGGCATTTATAAAGCCGGCGGGTATATGTTGAACACCGATAATTTTATTGTCATCTTTAGCGCCTTCAAAAAATTCTCTTTCTGATAACGGCAGCGCGTTATTTTTAACAGTTAAGTCAGCATCAATATCAGTTAATTTGAACGCTTTAATTTTAGCTAACTCTAAAACCGCGCTTTTATTATGATGCTTGTATAATTCAACGCTTAACGTCCCAGTGTTTACTTTTACGCAATCACTTTCGAATTTAGCGACGTGATAACCCGCCACTTTTTCTTTTAATGCTTGCTTCACTACTTCAGCAAAAATTATATTTTTCATTTTGTTAGCCTTTATTTTTATTAGGTGCAAAATTACACCGCATAACGCGCTAGTATTATCTAACGCGCTATACGTTGAAATCTTTAAAAATGGCAATTAAAATAATGACCGTTTGATTTTACATAGTCGAACATTAATTCACGCGCCGCGTGATGCCAGTCAATCGCATTTGCTAGCCAAGAACTAACGCGCTCAATCTCTTGCAAGATACCCATATCCGACGCCATTTGATAGGCAAAATCACTATCGTTATCATAAGTACCTATATACGCGTCCATGATTGAATCGAGCGGTATCTCACAATCAAGCCCTTCATCAATGACGTCTTTAATGTCATCGTTGCAAGCGTTGACATATTCATACAACGCGTCTAAATCGACGCGCTCTTTTTGATATTTTCTGTGTATATCATCAAAGTCCTGAAACATCAGTTCAGGGTCATTCTCGTCATTGTGCAAGTTGTAGCACGCGGCAAGGAAGTCTTGCGCGTTGCTATAATCGGTTAATGTTAACCACGCGCCCGCGATAGAACCGCGGCTATATTTGTTGTACGTTCCAACGTAAATTTTCATGTTATTCTCTCTCTATGTTGTTAGTTGTGGTCAGTTAAAATATTTTTAACTTGCAAAGAATTATACAGCAATAAAAAATAAATGCAATACTATTTGTTGCTAATAGGTATAGCGTGGTTATATGGTGGGTGGTTTAGCAGTCGATTGACTGCCTACGCGCAAGCCCATACAGCGCGTGTCTTAAACGGGTTGTGGTTAGTGGTAGGTATATCATTATCTACTTTAAAATTTATATGTTATATTACAATTGTGTTACAGAATCCTACGAATTTCTGGCGACTTTGTAGGCAGTGCCTACACTGCCTACACTGCCTACACTTTTAGTCCGGCGCAAATTGGCAAGGCGTAGCGTAGGTAGGCGTAGCCAATACTAAATCCATTGCCTACACCTACCCACAAGCCTAGTAGACTGCGCAATGTAGCTTTAGTGTCAATATATTGACGCATACCTTTAATAAACCATATAAATCAATGACATACGTTAACGTCAAATAATTGACACTTAGCTTTAATCCCCTGCAACCCGCGTATTTCGTGGCGTCCAGCGATAGGGGGGGGGAGCGTCTTTTGAGAAAAAAAGCGCAGGCGGGGAGGACTTGACACAGCGACTGGCGGGGGCATTATCTCCACCGTTTGCATTTTTACACACAACGTCAAATAAATGACCCATAAGGGGGGGGGCGTTTATTCCAAAGAGGGCGCAAAAGATTCGCAGACAAAAAAGCCGTTTCCATATATATTATAAATAATTTTTAACAAGCTAAGGATTCATGCGACCATGCAATCATTTCCATATTCACCAAGAGAATTAAAAGTTACAGAAACGCGTTTAAACGCAATTTACGAAGCGTCTGCGCTAGGGCTAAAAGGGGACAAGCTCGCGCTTGCGGCAGGGCTACTTCCAAGCGAGTATCGACAGTTGTGCCAACTTGACCCAAACGTTGAGCTGATGGCGATGAAGGGCGCCGCTGACGCAGAGGCGCAAATGGCACGGGTGTTAAAAGAAGCTGCGCTAGGGGGCGATACAAAGTCGGCGTTAGCAATTCTTCAAAATATACACGGATGGGCAAGCGCTAAAGAGCAAAATAAGGTGGCGTTTGGCATCACTAACGCGGACGGCACGGCGGCGAGTCTTGTTATAGGGTGGGAGTCATGAAGGTTGTTATCCCCTACAAACCAAGAGATGTGTTTAAGCCTCTTCACGCGAGAAAAGAAAGATGGGCAGTTGTGGTCGCTCACAGAAGGGCGGGCAAGTCGGTAGCGTGTATTAACGAATTGATAAAGTGTGCTTGTACAGACACTAGCGGAGATGGTAGGTATGCCTACATCTGCCCATACTACTCACAGGCAAAACAAGTAATCTGGGATTATTGTAAGACGTTTACAAAGCCCATACCCAACATAAAGGTGAACGAAAGTGAATTACGACTCGATTTTCCAAACGGGGCGCGTATTCAGTTATTTGGTGCTGACAATCCTGACAGGTTGCGCGGTCTTTACTTTGACGGGATTATTGCTGACGAGTATGGCGATTGGAAGTCAACTGTATGGCCGTATGTTATCCGTCCTGCGCTGGCTGACCGCAAAGGGTGGGCGATAATTATCGGAACGCCAAAGGGCAAGAATAGCTTTTACGAGCGCTTTGAAGCGGGCAAGCAAGACAAGGACTGCTTTACCTTGCTACTTACTGCATCTAATTCGGGAATTCTT